ATCACTTAGCTAAAGCCCAGAAGCATATTGATATTGCCAAGAGAAAGGGTGCAGTAATCAAACCGGATACTGTTTGGCACTATGAGTACAAGACAGAAACTGTATTTGATACAGTAACAAATACCTACAAAGAGATCCTGAAGAAAGATAGTAGTGTAAGAACAATCAACAATACTATTGCACCGGGCATGTCACGCCAAGAAAGAATAGCTCTAGAATCCTACTACAAGCATCTAGAGAAGATGATGAAGCTACAGAATGATTCTTTATCTAAAGAACTAAAGGCTTATATCAAAACAAACAGACAGCAGAATAAAACACAGAGGTATGTCATCCGACAGGAGAACAAGCAACCATGGGCCTGGGTGATCCTTGCAGCTGTAATATTAATCATTATCTTAGTGCTCAAGAAAATATTTAAACTATAGATATGTTAACTACACAACAAGCACTTAAGAAGTATGGCACTCCAAATGAAACAGGATCCGGATATCTGGTTACTGTTAATCTTCCTTATCCTATGCGTATTGCTTGGGATACAGATACTACTGTATCAAGAATGAGATGTCATAAGGATGTAGCTAGTAAGTTTGAGGCTGTGTTCAAAGATATTCTAGCTCACTATGGTTTTGATAAGATAAAGGAACTAGGGATAGATTTATATGGTGGATGTTTTAACTACCGCAAAATGCGTGGAGGATCTGCTTGGTCAAAACATGCCTGGGGTATTGCTGTAGATCTTGATCCTGCACGAAACACATTAAAGGAAACATCAAGGACAGCTAGATTTGCTAGACCAGAGTATAAAGCAATGATAGATATCTTTTACAAGCATGGGTTTGTTTCTCTAGGACGGGAGAAGAACTATGACTGGATGCACTTTGAAATTAAAGAATAAAGTTATGATAGTAAGAAACAACTGGAAAGTAAAGAACAAACAGTGGGATAAGTTTCAACTTAGACTAAGAATAGGTAGAATAGATTTCCTTACTATAGAAATAGATATATCAAGAGAGTTCTATATGTTTACTCTTTTAAACTTCTCAATTAAAAATAGGTAAGACTTAAACTATGACTTTAACCCAACTGGTCTAACTAGTTGGGTTTTTTATTTTTAAATAAATCAAGTTTAAACTTTTATTGTATATTTGTTGTAAACTTAAAATATAGAAGTATGGAAAACCAACAACAAGAAATGAATCTTACCCCTGAAGAATTAGCAGCTAGAAAAGAAGAAATGCTACAATTTTATACAGAGTCTCTTCCTTATCTAGAAGCACAGTTCAAGTATGAAGAAATGCTGATGAAACTAGATGAAGTAAGGTTTAAGAGAACAAGTATTCAAATGCAGTTTGCAATGATGGCTCAAGCTCAACAAGAAGAAGAGTCAGAACTAGATTCTGACTTTGATGTAGATAAAACTCCGGATATTCCTACACAAGGGAGAAAACTTAAGAAATCATAATCATGGCCTTAGTCAATCAAGTGCAAAAACGTGTAAAGATGACTAAGTGGGATGCAGTAAAATTTCAGATACTAACTCATTGTTATATTAATCGTATAACAATGAGTGAATCTGATCTTAACTGTCTTACTTTACTCAGTTTTAATCAACCAATAGGCTTGACTGATTTTTGCTATGATGCCTCTTCTGAAGAGTCATGGATATTTAAATCCCCACAGACTGTTAGGAACTCTATTAATAAAGCTGAGAAAAACAAACTTGTTATTAAAGATGCATCTAATAAAAAACAAATCATGCTTAATCCAAATCTAAAAATACAAACAGAAGGAAGTATTTTACTTGATTATAAATTCTTAGGACATGATACCCAAAAAACCGAAGGAAATAATTAGACAAACTGCAGAAGAACTTGACATTCCTCAACTTATAGTTGATGATATTGTAAGTTCTTATTATAAGTCTTTAAGAAAACATTTATCTAGTATGGATAACTTAAATATAACAGTACCAGGTTTAGGTAGATTTATTGTTAAACATTCTGGAGTAAATAAAGCTATAAAGAAATATGAAAGCATGAACAAAAATATGACTGATAATTTTCATAATTATCATAATAAAAGAATTGTTCTTGAACGCTTAGAAAAATTATATCAAGTAAAAGAAAAAATAAAAAAATTCCTTGAGACTAAAAAACAATTTAAAGACTTAAAGTATGGGAAATACATTAAAGCAGATATGGGAAAACCGGAAGCAGATTCTTGAGGGAATAACTAATTCAGTTATCAGAGACGAATTTGTAGAAGATGTTGCTAGAGTAAGAAGAGAAATGTGTGACCAGTGTCCTAGTAAAGGAGATAAATGCGTAATGCCGGGGACGGCACCGTGTTGTAATGAATGTGGATGCTCTTTAACTTTTAAAACTAGATCACTATCATCAGAGTGTCCAGTTGGTAAATGGAATGCTCTGATGACTGAAGAACAAGAAGATGAATTAGATAAATTATGAGTATAACATTTAATGCTGCAGATCATAGCTACAAAAGCATTGAGGCGGATGATATAAACTGGATAAGTGTTACATCACTTGTTTCTAATCTTAAAGAACCTTTTGATGCAGAAGCTATTGCAAATAAGGTTACTAAGTCTAAGAGATCTAAATGGTATGGTATTCCTCCAGAAAAAATCCTTGAGCTATGGCAGGCTGAGTCAGACAGAGCTGTAACATTAGGTACATTCTATCATAATCAGAGAGAGTCAGATATATGTTCTTTATCTTCTATAGAAAAAGAAGGTATACCAATTCCTGTATACACACCTATTGAGGAGAATCATATAAAAATGGCTCCGTCTCAAAGACTTACAGATGGAATATACCCTGAACACATGGTGTATCTAAAGTCTGCCGGTATATGTGGTCAGTCTGACTTAGTTGAAGTAGTTAATGGTAGAGTACATATAATAGATTATAAGACTAATAAAGAGATTAAGACAGAATCATTTAAAGACTGGGAAGGTATTTCAAAGAAAATGCTAGCCCCTGTAAACAACCTTGATGATTGTAACTTTAATCATTATTCACTACAGCTTAGTATTTATATGTATATTATACTAAAGCATAACCCTAAATTGCAACCAGGAGATATATACATACATCATATACTCTTTGAAGAAGAGGGTAAAGATGAGTACGGCTATCCTATTACAAAGTATTCTATTGAAGGAGATCCTATTGTAAAGGAGGTTATACAAATGAAGGTACCATACCTTAAGGATGAAGTTATATCTATTATCAACTGGTTATATGATAACCGACACAAACTAATAAAAAAATAACCATGAGATTTTATAAGATTGAAACCAATCACTTAAATAACCCAGCTTGGTTTAGTTATGAAGAAATTAAAGCTGTTAAAATATTTAAATACAAAAAAAATGTATTTTGTTATTTTAAAAAAAACAGTACTCAGTATAATGGGTATATAGTATGTAAAGACAGCCATGTTATTCGCACAGCATATCTTGCATCTGGATTTTGGGATGGTCTAAGAAACTTATTTGGTATATCAAAAAAAACAAAAAAAGAAAACTTACCTTTCTAAATTAAAAAAAATGATAGCAAGACTATTTGATGTACAAAACGGAGTAGTAATTCCTACTGAACATTGTTATACACTAAAGTCACTAAAGGATATAATGGACAACTATCCGGATCAGTATTTAAAGATATACCAGTATCTATTCTATATGACCTGTCCTAATCCAGATATGAACCCATTCTTTAATGTACCTCACATGGACAAAGAAGATATCATTCTTAAAGAGATAGAAGCAGAATTTTCTGTAGAAGATGATGATATCTTTACTGCACTTAAAGCATGTGAAAGAATGTATGAAACTCCTACCTCACGCGCGTATGAGGGTATGCAGAAGGCCCTTGATAGAATATCCAGATATCTTGCTACTGCACAGATCACAGATGGTAAGGACGGTAATATAGCACAAATCAGAGCACTAGCTAAAGACTTTGATGGAATTAGACAATCTTTTAAAGGAGTGTATAAAGATCTTCAGGAAGAGCAGCAGAGCAAAGTAAGAGGTGGTCAGGGTCTAGCATATGACATGTAATGGAAGCATTCTGGGAAAACATACCGACTTGGGATAATGGTACTTGGACTAGTACATCTTTTAAGAGTAGAGAAGACTTTAGAATTTTTCTACTTACTATTTTTAAAGAACCGGGTCAGTATAATTTTAATCAAGATTCTACTAAGATATTTAATGAGCAAGCTCAAATATTTAAGTCTGAAAAAGTATACTGTACAGCACCATTTAAATCTAAAGACTTTCTAGCTTACTGGGATGATCAAAAAACAAAATGCCGTAATGGTGTATTAGTAAAGTCAGGTAAAGAAACTTGGTACCTTGCAAGAGAGTATTACATGTGGTTAAACTTCCTGCCTATCTTCAACAAAGAAATCCAAGCATTTGGATTTGCTGATATCCGTGATGCCCAATATCATATGGCCTTATATGAACAGCTAGCAGAATTACACTATAAGCATGCTGCTATTCTTAAGAAACGTCAGATAGCTTCTTCTTATTATCATGCTGGTAAACTCCTGAACCAACAATGGTTTGAGGCTGGTGTTACACTTAAGATGGGTGCATCACTAAAAGACTACATCAATGAGAAAGGTACATGGAAATTCTTAAATGAATATGCAGCTTTCTTAAATGAACATACTGCATGGTACCGTCCTATGTCACCAGACAAGGTAATGATGTGGCAGCAAAAGATTGAGATTAGAAAAGGAAACCGTAAAGCAGAAGTAGGTCTTAAAGGTACTATACAAGGTATGTCATTTGAGAAAGATCCTACTAATGGTGTCGGTGGACCAGTTAAATACTTCTTTCATGAGGAAGCAGGTATTGCACCTAAGATGGATGTAACATTTGGTTATATCAAACCAGCACTTAAATCCGGATTAATTACTACAGGTATGTTTATAGCTGCAGGATCTGTGGGAGACTTAGATCAATGTGAGCCGCTAAAGGATATGATACTTAATCCAGAAGGAAATGATGTATATGCTGTTGATACTAATCTAATAGATAAAGACGGTACTATAGGTTACTCAGGACTCTTTATTCCAGAGCAATGGTCTATGCCTCCATATATAGATGAGCACGGTAACTCTCAAGTAGAAGAAGCTCTTAAGGCATTAGATGATTACTTTGCAGAATGCAAGAAAAAGATGTCCCCGGAGGCATATCAACTTGAAGTATCTCAGCATCCAAGAAATATAGAAGAAGCTTTTGCTCATAGAAAAGTATCTGTGTTTCCTACACATCTTCTTAGTGCGCAACAAAAGAGAATAGAAGATAAGGATTATGCTTATGAGTTCTTAGATATATATGCTGATGAAAATGGGAGACCTGCTGTAAGATCAACTAATAAGTTACCAATAAGTGAGTTTCCAATAGGAAAGAAAACAGAAGATAAAACAGGAACACTTGTAGTATGGGAAAGACCAATTAAAGACCCAGGCTTTGGTACTTACTATGCATCTATTGACCCCGTATCAGAAGGTAAGACAACTACCTCAGAATCACTATGTTCTATATATGTAATGAAAGCTTCAGTTGAAGTTACCAAGGTTACTGGTGTTGAAAGTGAGAACTTTATAGAACAAAGTCAAATAGTAGCAGCTTGGTGCGGTAGATTTGATGATATAAAGAAAACACATGAAAGACTAGAACTTATAATAGAGTGGTACAATGCGTGGACAGTAATAGAAAATAACATATCATTGTTTATACAGTATATGATATCTAGGAGAAAACAAAAGTATCTTGTACCAAGAACACAGATAATGTTCCTTAAAGATCTCCAGGCCAATGCAAATGTATTCCAGGAGTATGGTTGGAAGAACACCGGTATACTATTTAAGTCACACCTTATATCTTATGCTATTGAATATGTCAGAGAAGAAATAGATACCATAACTAAAGAAGATGGAACTATAGTTAAAACAACATATGGTGTTGAAAGAATTAAGGATCCTATGCTTATAAAAGAAATGCTTGCTTATGTGGAAGG